AAAAGCGGCCGCAGCAGCCAATGCTGACGTCGTCCTCAAGCACCGCAAGGATCTGGCTCGACTCGGCAAGCTGCGCGACAACCTGCTCGGCGAGCTGGAGATCATCACCGACAACCTCGACCTGTTCCGCGCACTCGGTGAGCTGCTGGATCAGTCCGGCGAGGATGCCAGCGGCCGCCACCGCGAGGACAAGCTCAACGCCATCTACCGCCGCGTGATCGACATGAGCGAGCGGATGGACAACGCCAAGAAGCTGTTCGAGATGGATGAGCGGCTGCGCAAGGGCGAGCGCGAGGCGTTCGGCATCGACAAGGGCGAGGACAAGGGCAGTGCTGTTGATGTGCTGCTCAAGCGCCTGGCGGAAGAGTCCGGCCAATGACGGATGAAGACCGCCTGAAGGCCCTGTCTCTTCTTCAGAGCAGGCTGCCGGCCTTTGCCGCGCACTGCCTGAAGATCAAGGACAAGGACGGCAAGCTGGTGCCGTTCGTTTTCAATCGCGCGCAGCGGCACATTCACGAGAAGCTCGAGGCGCAGCTCACCGAGACCGGGATGGTCCGGGCCCTGCTGCTCAAGGGCCGACAGCAAGGCGGGTCGACGTATCTTGCCGCTCGCAACTATCAGCGCGTGACGCTGTCCGGCAAGAACGCCTTCATCATGGCCCACGAAGACAAGGCCACGACAAACCTGTTCAACATGGCCAAGCGCTTCCAGGACAACAACCCGCTGGCGCCGAGCACGAGGGCATCGAACGCACAGGAGCTGATCTTCAGCGCCCTGGATTGCGGCTACAAGCTGGCCACGGCCGGCAGCAAAGATGTTGGCCGGTCGAACACGGTGCAGCTGTTCCACGGCTCTGAGGTGGCGTTCTGGAGCAATCCGGAGATGCACATGGCCGGCATCGGCAACACGATTGCCGACAACCCGGGCACGGAGATCGTGCTCGAGTCCACGGCCAACGGCATCGGCAACCACTTCCACAAGATGTGGCAGGACGCCGAGGCTGGGATCTCGAACTACATCGCAATCTTCGTGCCCTGGTTCTGGCAGGGCGAGTACCGTTCGCCGGTCAGGAAAGACTTCGAGCCGACGGAAAAAGAGCTCGAGATGGCCCGGGTCTATGGCCTGGACTACGAGCAGCTGCAGTGGCGCCGCAACAAGGCCCTGAGCTACGGCTCCGGCATGGAGTGGCTGGTCGACCAGGAGTTCCCCAACTGCGCCGCGGACGCCTTCCGCAATTCGACCGGCAATTCACTGATCTCGCCGGCGTCTGTGATGGCGGCCGTCAACAGCCGCTACTACGACACCGTGGGCCCGCTGATCGTGGGCGTCGACCCTGCTGGTGATGGCGTCAACGATCCTGACCGCACGGCCTTCGTCTTTCGACGTGGTCGCGTGATCCCTCGAGTCGAGTATCACAAGAGCAAGACCACGATGCAGATCGTCGGCATGCTGGTGAACATCTGGAACAACGAGCGGCCCGACGCAATCATCATCGACAAAGGCGGCCTGGGCGCAGGCGTCGTCGACCGACTGCAAGAGATGAACGTGCCGGTGATCGGCATCAACAACGCCGAGCGCGACATCGAGCCCGACACGTACGAGAACATCCGTGCGGGCATGTGGTGGCGCATGAAGGAGTGGTTCGAGAACGCGCCGGTGCGCATGCCCAACGATGCCGCTCTGATCAGCGACATCACGGCACCTCAGCCTGACGAACACTCGAGTGGCCGCAAGCTGCTGGAGTCCAAGAAAAAGATGGCCAAGCGCGGCATCCGCTCACCAGACGGTGGCGACGCACTGGCCTTGACCTTTGCCGTCCCTGTGGCCAAGCGCCAGGACATGATGGGTGGCCTTGCCATCGTCAACGGCCCACGCGAAGCGGCCACAACCGCCGGCTACTGAAGGAAGAACATGATCGACACCGAATACGAGAAGGCCTGGGAAGAGGGCGAAGAGACCAAGGAAGCTGCACCAGCGACTGAGGCCGTCAAAGCTGCCAAGAAGGCCGCCGATGAGTCCGAGCAAGGCGAGTTCATCAAGGCGTACACCGAGCTCGAGGGAAAAGACAAGCCCAAGGACGACAAAGACGGTAAAGACGCCAAGAAGGAAGAGTCCAAATGAAGAACCCGGGCGACTTCGTTCTCACGCTGCTCAACGCACGCACCGCTGCCCACATCGCGCACCTGCAGGTCCAAGGCCCTGGCAGCTACGCAGCACACAAGGCGCTGGCTGAGTTCTACGACGCCATCCCTGGCCTGGCTGACCGCTTCGCCGAGGCCTACATGGGTTGCTACGAAGCAATCAAGTTCGGTGGCTCCAGCTTCAAGCTGGAAAAAGACCCAATCAAGATGCTCACCGGCCTGAAGCTCTTTGTGGTGACGGCCCGCGGCGAGTGCGATGAACCCATGCTGCAGGCCATCATCGATGACATCACTGAGGTGATTGCCAGCACGCTGTACCAGTTGAAGACCCTCAAATGAACCAAGACAACCTCGAGTACGAGTTGGCCGCTGCTGAGCAGATGGCTCAGCCAGACACCGCACCCTCGGCTCAGGTTGATGCGCTTGGCTCCACCCTGCTGAGTGAGTTTGCCCAGGCTGAGCTCGACCGCCGACAAACCGAAGAGCGCTGGCTGAGCGACCTGCGCCAGTACAAGGGTCAGTACGACCCTGAAGTCCTGGCCAAGATCGGCCAGAACCGCTCCAAGGCGTTCGTGCGCAAGACCCGCGTGAAGATCAAAACCATCGACTCTCGCGTCGCTGATCTGCTTTTCCCTGCCGGTGCAGAGAAAAACTGGGAGATCGACACCACTCCGGTGCCGTCGGTGTCCCCCGAGCAAAAGACCATCGTCGCAACCCGCTTGGCTCAAATGGCCCAAGGCCAACCCGTGCCGCCCGAGATGATCGAGAAGGCCATCCTGATCATGGCCAAAGAGGCATCCAAGAAGATGTCCAAGGTCATCGAGGACCAGCTGGTCGAGGCGCGCTACAAGGATGTGGCCATCAAGACTGTGCACTCTGGTCACTTGTACGGCACCGGGGTGATGAAGGGTCCGCTGGTCGAGCGCAAGATCCGCACACGCTTTGTGCAGCAAGGCAGCAACTGGATTGCCAAGAGCGAGACCTACGTGGTGCCGTTCGTGGATTACGTGCCGCTGTGGCGCTTCTACCCCGACATGTCGGCCACCGAGATGGATCAGTGCCGGTATGCGTATGAGCGCCACCAGATGACCAAGGCTGATCTGGTCGACCTGAGCCAGCGCAAGAGCTTCAACAAGCAGCGCATCGTCGACTACATCAAGTCGAACCCAGCTGGCGAGGTCAAGCTGCGCTACTTCGACAACGAGCTGCGCGTGATCGGCGAGCGAAGCAGCACGCAAGGCAACAAGAACGGCACCTACGAGGTGCTCGAGCGCTGGGGCTGGCTGGATGGCTTGAGCCTGAAGGACGCCGGTGTGGCCGTGCCCGAGAACCGGGTGCACGAGACCTTCTTCAGCAACGTGTGGTTGCTGCCCGATGGCCAGATCATTAAGGCCGTTCTGCAGCCGATCAACGGCGTGACCTGGCCGTACCACCTGTACTACTTCGACAAGGACGAGACATCGATCTTTGGCGAGGGCGTCGCATCGATCATGCGCGACGATCAGACCATGATCAACGCGGCGACCCGGATGATGCTGGACAACGGCGGCATCACCTCCGGCCCACAGCTCGAGGTCAACCCCTCGCTGCTGGCCAGCCTGGACAAGGTCGAAGAGGTCTTCCCCTGGAAGATCTGGCTTCGCAACAACTCGAGCCCGGGCACTCCTGCGATCCGCGCCATCGAGATGCCCAACAACCTGGGCAACCTGTCCGGCATGGCCGACCGGTTCGAGAACAACGCAGACGAGACCACAGCCATCCCCCGCTACATGTCGGGCGAGAACGTGGGCTCAGGCGCTGCAGGCACCGCTTCTGGCATGTCCATGCTGATGGGCGCTGCCAACATCGTCATCAAGGATCTGATCACCAGCTACGACGAGGGCATCACCCGTCCGTTCCTGCAGGCCCTGTACCGCTGGAACATGCAGTTCCACAAGGACAACAGCATCAAGGGCGACTTCGACGTCAAGGCCCGCGGCGCTGCCAGCCTGGTCGCCAAGGAAGTCCGCGCAAGCCAGCTCAACGAGTTCGCGACCATGACAGCCAACCCAATGGATGCGCCGTTCATCAAGCGCGACGCATTGCTGCGCCAGCGTGCCGAGGCCAACGAGCTGTCCGATGTCGTGAAGACCGAAGACGAGGTGGCGGCCGAGCAGAACAACGAGATGGTGCAGATGCAGCAGAAAATGGCCATGGCTCAAGCCGAGGCCGCACTCGGCGAGCTGCAGAAGAAGGTCGAGCTCTTGTCTGCCCAAGCCGCGAAGGCCGGTGCCGAGGTCGATCTGATCCGCGCCAAGGCCGTTTCCACCAGGGTCGAGGCTGTGTACGCCGCGCTGCAGGCCGGTGGCACCGCTACTGCTGCACCGATGACCGCACCGGCCGGCGACGAGATCCTGCGCTCGAGCGGATGGCAAGACGCCACACCGGACCCAACCATCGCACAATTGGGTGGCCCACCCGTCCAGCCCGATGGCCAGATGGTTCAGCCACCCCGGGAGCCGATGCAGCCTGATGTGCCTGACGTTCAGGCACCGACCGGCATGCAAGGTCGCCGCGAAGGCATCGAGACGCCAGCGATTGACGCATGAGCGATTCGATGACCCAGATGCGGGCTCTGGCCGACACATCGGTCATCGTCCAGGAATACGCAGGATCTGATGCACTCAGGCATGTGGAGAGCATGCTCGAGGCGCTCGAAGAGGTCTACAAGGCCGAGCTCGCAGAGGTGACCGCAGAACAGCTGGTCGCCCTGCAGAGCAAGCTCAAGCAGACCGCACTGATCCGAAAGGTACTACGCAAAGAAGCGCAGTTGCCGAAACTCTGAATCTTCAGCCCCTGTCAAACACTTGACAGGACAGTATGAAGCCGGGCGACCGGCTTTTTTGGAAGCCGATCGAAAGGAAACGCAATGGCAACCACGACAGAACAGTTGAAAGACGAAGCCCCAGCCGCTCAGATGTCGGAAGACGAAGAGTTTGGCCTGGCTGAGCCCGCCGCACCCGCAGAAATGCCTGCCGCCGAAGCCAAAGACGGCGCGCCCGAAATGGCATCTGAGGACGCCGGCAATGCCAACGACGGCGAGGCTCCTGCTGTTGCGATCGTGGTTGACGGTGGAGACCTCGAAGAGGCTGCCGCTCAAGCTGGCGCCAAAGACAGCGCTGAAGCCGCTGCTGATGCTGGCCGGATGGGCGAGACCGTTGCCGTGGCAGAAGAGGGCGCAGAAGACACTGCCGCCATGGCCAAAGAGATCCAGCGCTTGAAGTCCTGGGAAGGCCGCTTGAAGGCCATGGAAGCCAAGCTCAAAGCAGCTGGTGCCGACACCGAGAAAGAGCAGACCGAAGTGGTGGCCGAGGCCATCGAGAAGTCTGCCGACGCTACAGACACACCAGCCGACGAAGAGAAGGTCGAGCAGATCGCTGAGCAGGTCGAAGACGGCCAGATCAGCGTGACCCAGGCCATGAAGCAGCTGGCCGACGACTTCGGTGATGAGTTCGTCAAGATGATCGAAGCCATCGCCACAGCCAAGGCTCGCGAAGCCGGCAGCCAGGTCGTGGGCGAGCTCAAGGGCACGGTCGACGAGATCATCGGCGACATCGTGGACACCAAGGCCAAAGCTCACTTCGAGAAGATCGCCGACGCTCACCCCGACTTCAACGAGATCGGCGAGAGCGAAGAGTTCAAGGCGTTCATCGAGTCCATGCCTGAAGAAGGCAAGGGCGCTGCGCTCGAGACCATCGCCAACGGTTCTGCCAAGTCGATCATCAAGCTGCTCAACGATTTCAAGGCAGCCAACAAGGCCAGCGGCGACGCAGCTCCCGAGCTGACTGAGGCCAAGGAATCGATCGTGGACGAGGTCTCTGAAGGCCAGATGGACGCCGCCGAAGGCGTGCGCTCGAGCGGCATGAGGCTGCCCGACGCTCCCCAGAA